GGGATTCCTACCTCCGGGTATGTATCCACTATTGTGGATCCCTAAAGGCAATGTTAATATTAACATTAGAGGTATTAGCGTGGGGCCGATAGGCCCTTTTGTTAATACCCACAAACTCGTAGTCGAGCCCCATATTTGGGGTCTTCATCGAGTATTTGGACAGATAATTAATATCATCTTTAAAGTCCCAAGTTTCCGAATCCGGATCTTGGGGGTCCCAGTATCCAACATCCATGGAGGTCGTTTGATTAATATCAAAGAACCACTGTGGAGTTGGATTTGAGAGAATCTTGAAAACCGTATTCGGTTCCATGTCTCTCCATGAATAATCGTTTTCATATATGTCAACGTGATATTCGTCTTCAAGAACATCCCAAATCTTTTTGAGTGTCTTGACATATGGTACGGTATTAAAGTTTTTTAACTTTTCTTCGCCCATAATTAACGATTGGAAGAGATTTCCTCTAGTCGCGAAATCAGCAAATTCAGAGAAGGATAATAATCCTTCCTTTTGAGCTAAAAATAAAATTCGTCGGTTATCACCGATTTCAACCTCTGGGAATCTATTCCTAAGTTGACCGAAGTTTATGGCGTTAACCATTGTGGGGTATTCCTCCAATTGGTTAATAATCTTATCTTTGAATTCCAATATTTTGGAAATTCCTCGAGAAGATGGATTTGTGTTGAGTTTTCGAAGTATCTTCGACTCAGCAGAAATTGATTCTCCTTGCAGTGCCTTATTAGCCACTGCTTGGATAATGGAAGGACATCCATCTAAATATAGATTAATATCCTCCGTATCACCGAGCCCGTATCCTCCCATAGAGGCGGGTAGGTGAATAGCCTGGAAGGCTTTAGGATTCTTGTGCTTGCGGGGTAATAGATTACCCATCCTCTCGATAAAGAGGGCACGAATAGAATCCTTTTTGGTTTTTGGAAAGAAGTATTCGTCTTTCGGTAACCAATTAAGCGCTCCGCCAATCCTACCGGATTTGCCGATCGCTACGTTCTTGTTATCCTTCTTGATCATGGTGGATTCACCCTTCTCAAGAAGCCTAACTTTGATGCTGTCAACGATTATGGAATTTCCGTAATTTCGATTGACAGGTTCTTTATACTTTAAGTTCATTAGATTAATGATTCTTTCGGTATATTTAACACAAATTCTCGAATAGCCATGCTGTCCGGGACTTATGTGTGACCCTGATTTCAGATGATTATCTGTAACACGGTCAAGGTATTTGACGGGACCTTTAATAAGGTGATCGTCTCCACCAATATGTACGCATCTCCAAGATATTCTTGGGGCTTCTACAAAATATCTTTCAGGTAGAAGGAGTGTAGGCTGATTAGCCCACTCTATGAACGATAGTTCTTCTACTGAAAGGTTAAGGAGTGTTAATGAGGGCTTAGCAATAGCTTCGCCCATCATTACTCCGGTGCAAGTATATATACTTGTATCGTCCTTAAATAAGATCAATCTTTCCCTTATTAGGGATAAGACTAAATCTACATAGCTTGAGTCGAGAAATATCCCGGCCCCTTCTATGAAACCCTGGTGCATGGCGATAGTCACTGCCCAGTTTTGTGCATTAGTCGCGTCCTTCAAATCTGAAGACAGGACGGCTTGGTCATTGACCAATTCGCCTGTGCGACCTAGCATTTTAACAGCTTCCCAAGCCTGATCCTGCTTGTGGAAACTGGAAAAGACCGATGGATGATATTTCAAACATTCGATCTCTATATGCGCAAGTGGGGCTTGAATAATATTCAGCCAATATTCACTGATGGTAACCATCCGTGCTTTATTTCCCATCTCTGGGACCACTTCCGTTCTAAGTAGTATGGTTGGAGTAATCTCCTTCCACGCCACATACATGAGTTGTTTTCCTAGACATTCGTCTAGTCCGACAAATCTTCCTGGTTGTTCTTTGGGTATTCCCAATTGTAACGGTTCCAGTAATTCTAGAAGCTCTCCGGATACGGAGAATTCTTCTAGAATCTTTTTTCGAAAGAGAGTTCTATATAAAGGTATTCCTTTCTTATGGATCGCGACACCGAAAGGTGTCTTCTCTTCGAAACTTTCTAAAGGTACTTTCCTCAGTATTCTGAGAATGGCATCTTTTACAGCAGC